CCAGCAGATGCACGGTAAAAAGCAGTTGCCGCCTGTAAGCTCATTTCTTACCTTTACCGTAATATCAGTAATGTGCTTGCCTCTCGGCGTTTCTCTGTGTGTTGGCTTATTCGCTATAATGCCTCTTACTGCTACCTCGTCCTGCTCTACTGCCTTTTCTGATACCGCCACAAAATCTGCCAGAATATATACCAGCAGTCTACCGTTCTGGAAGTCCTTAAGCGTCTGCGCCTTGCCTGTCATTAAAAGCCTGCTGCCCTCTACAAATTCCTGCATAACGTCAAATTCTATGCCGTTGCAAGCCTTGTATGGTACGTCCTCTGCAAATACTACCGTTACCTCGTCCGGCACGCCGCTTGGTCTTACTGTTTCCAGCTTTGCCATATAGCCACAAAACGGCAGCCCGCATAGCTGCTTAATTTCCTTAATCTGTGTAAGCGTTCCTACCAGTCCCGCTGCATTTCCCTTGATACCGCCACCTGTAAGTTCGTCCATGATTGCAGTATCTAAATCCCGTAAAAAATCTGGCTTTTTCTTTGTCATACTTCCTGCCCTTTCCTTTCTTATATGTAAATGGTGTAGTAAAGCGACATCTGCAAATCACTAAACTTATACTGTGCTGTCTGCTCTGGCTCTAATGGTTTCATAAGCCCCAGCTCTTTCCAGCGTCTGTGCGTTATCTCCGGCACTGCTCTAAACTTCTTTACCTCATGCCTGCTGTATTTTCGGTATTCCTCGCTTATCTCATGGTCTGCAAACGGTTTGAACGTTGCCAGATACCCTACGTAAACCTCTGCTTTTCCCTCGATAATGCGCAGGCGGTCTGAAATCTCCAGCGTGCCTATAAATTCCTTTACTGTCACTGTCTGCCTCTCCTACTTCTCCGGCATTTCGTACAGTCTCGGTACTACTGCTGCAAACGGCTGTACGTCCATGCCGCCCCTTATTACGGCTGCACCACCAGCCGTAAACAGATAACTTACGCACGCTTTCTGTATCTCGTCCAGCACTTCTAAGCAGCGCTCTTTTGTGGCATACTCTCCAATTTCCTCTAAACACCCGTCACTTATGCAAATTACGTGGCGCTTTTTGTCTGCCTCTGCGCCGCCTCTCTTTTTCTTTATGTCCTCGTACTCTCCATACTCTACGCAGGCGTAATTACCGCCCAGTCTATACAGCTTTTCTTTATTCTGGCTGCGTATATATACCTCGCTCATTGTCTTTATCTCCTTGCCTCTAAGTTTTCCATTTCAGAAATGCAGTTTGACGGTATCAGCTCATAAGCTGCCGCCTCTATTTCTGTAAGCGCCTCTTTGTACTCAATGTATCCCCACGCCTGCCGTGCTATCTCTGGTACGTTCTGCCGTTCTTCAAAATTTTCTATATGTAAAATTTCATTTCCCTGCGGCTTTGGAAATGTCCCCAGTGATAACGGGCGTAAAGGGCTGTAATATCTGTTGCTCATTCTCCCGCCCCGCTTTCCTCTATCATTGCTACCCTGTTACGTTTTTCTATCCCCGTAGCCATAAATGCTATTTTCATATCTCTTTCGTTAAATTCGTCGTAGTTTCCTTTCGGTGCATCTTCTGGAAAAATCTTCTGTGCCTGTATGAAAGCGTCCATAAATGTACCTAATTCCTCATAAAACACATTTCTGTAAAATTCAAACTCTAACTCTATTTCGATTTTTTGCGCTTTCGTACAATATATGCCGATTTTTTGCCGCCATCCGTATGGTTTATATGTGGTTCTGTCTGATTTTGCGCCCATAACCTTATACATACACTGCCGCAGTAACTTTATTTCGTGCTTTCCGTTGTAGGAAAATATCGTATATTCATACTCTTCCTTTTGCAGCTCGTCCAAGGAATTTATACCGTTATCCTTAAGCAGCTTTGAAAGTTTCTTTTGCGCTGTCGTTTTTTCGCCACCTACGCCCCGCTCTGCCAACGCTTGCAGCTTTTTAATACGCTGTATTGTTTTTTCGTCCATGTGGTTCTGTTTCTCCTAATAGTATCTTTCTAAATATACTCTCGAATATCGGTACTGGTATGCTATTGCCAGCCTGCTTATAAAGCGGCATTGTGTAGCGCCCTACTCTTTTATGCACTGCTGCTGCCGCCTCGTAGTCTGCATCTGTGTAGCCTTGCAAACGCCAGCACTCACGTTCTGTAAGGTATCTGTAGCGCCCGCCGCCCATATCTATTACCTGTGCTGGCGTTCTGTCCTGCCTTGCGGTAATTGTAAAAGCACAATCCTCTATTACTGTTGCCCGTCGTATTCCTTTCTTTCCGATTGCATCTAAAACGCTCGGCTGTATTACGTCATACACTGGCGGCGCATCTGGTAGTAAAAAGTCGTTTATATCTTTCATGGGCGTTTTTATTAAATCATCAAAAGAAAATTTTTCTTTTCCCAATACAGATACTGTGAAAACTCTTTCTCTTGCTTGCGGTAAACCAAACTCTCTTGCGTCCAGTATTTCAAAATTGCTGCTATATCCCAACCGTTCCATTTCTGATAAATACAAGTTGAAATTTACCCGCATATAGCGGCTTAACACATTTTTAACGTTTTCCCATATTACGTACTTTGGTTTCCATTCTCCCATTTGTTCGATAATATGAATGGTTTCCCACATAAGGCTTGAACGTGTGCCGCTACCTTTGTCTGCTCCCTTACCTCTATTTATCCGTCCCGCCTCTGCTGTCGCTTTTCCTTGGTGTCCTGCTATGCTAAAATCTTGGCAAGGGCTGCCATGTATTAAAATATCTGGTTTTAAATTCCAGCCTACGACGCTCTGCGTCTTATATGGCAGCTCGTCCGCAAACATTGCGTTATAGGAACGTACCGCCTTTTCGTCTATCTCTACATAGTCAATGGCTTTTACTGGTATGCCGATATTACGCAATGCGCAGCGTGGACTACCGATCCCGCCGAATAGCTCTAAAATCTGTATCATGTTTCTATACCCTCTCTTTTGTAGCAAAATAGTAATTGTCTGTTATCAGCATTTCTTTGCTGAAAAGACACGCAAGCCCCAGCGGTACGGTAATAACCGCTATTGTTATGTCGCCCTCTGTCGCCCATGCTGCCAGCACGGTAACTGCCAGCGTTACAAGTCCATAGGCTTTCTGCTTAATGAAATACCAGCGTCGGGCTTTCTTTTCCTGCTCCCTCTGTCGCCTCTGTTCTTTTTTCTTTCGCATATCTGCCATTGCATCTGCATAGCCTTTCTTGTATGCATCCTCTACTTTTAATGCCTCTGCTATCATTCTCTGCCTCTCTTCCTTTCGGCGGCGCTCTCTGTCTTTCCATGCGTGCCGCTCTCCTGTTCTGGCGTTTAGTTTTACCGTGCGGGCTGCTTTTCACATTAAAAAGCAACTGAAAACCTGTTGACCGTCCACATACTTTCTGGCTGGTATGACCGCCGCTATTTTTCCACGGTATACAGATTGCAGCTATTAGCCTGCTACCCTCTGCCGCAGGCTCGCCATGCCTGCTACGCAATGTGCCGTGTGGGACTTGAACCCACGACTTGCCGCTTATGAGGCGGCTGCTCTAACCACTGAACTAACGGCACTCGTGGCAGCTACCTCTGCCTACGTTTCCTCTAAATTGTCGGTTTCTTCCAGATAGCCTATAAATTCCTCTAAACTATCTACGTTTTCCTGCCTCTGCTTTCCTTATTCATTCTCTTTGCTCTCCTTTTTCATTTGCTCTAAAATTTCTTGCGGGTAATACTGATAGTTCGTAAATCCATTTTCTATAAAGAAGTCTAAAACTTCTTTGTATCCCCATTTAAAAATTGCCTGCTGCCAACGTCGGTTATCTTCGTAATACATTCTCTGGAAACGGTTAGGCGTTCCGTCTCTCTCCATGCCAAACATACATATCGGACAGCCCGTCCTTTCTGCTTTCGTTGTATAAAAATTACCGTCCTCGTCCTGCTCTATTCTTCCGTATGCTTTGCTAATCTCTACATTGTTTTCATATAAATAACGTAAAATATCCTGTCTTGTCCAAAATGAAAACGGTGTGCTTTCGCCTTGCCCATCAAAACTATTGCAACCACCACGCTTACAGTATCCGTTTAATCGGCTCTGGCTTTCCTCTACCAGCGTTGCTACTATAGATGCTTTCCCGTTCTCTTTCGTCCAGTTTTGTACTGGTGTTTCTTTCATGTAATAGCAACATTTATTTGAAATTTTAAAAGGGGCTTTTATTAAAAAACGCCATTTCTTGGCTAACACCCATGTCTTAGCATATCTCCCCCTCGTTTGTTATGCCTGTAAGTGCTAATCTTCTGCTATTTGCATTTTTTTCTGTAGGGTTTTGCAAGTGATTTAAACTCTTGGCTGCTCTTTTGCTTACTACTGGATAACCAAATTCTTTTAATACCGCTTGTTGCGACTTTCTCGGCTTTGCAATATTTACATTCACGCCCCATTCATCCCGTATTTTCATAACCATTTCTATATTGTCTCTGCACTCTATCCCTAATACACAGATTGCCTCTACGTCTGGGTATCTCTTATGTATAAAGTGCATTGCTGCGGTACTATCCAGCCCGCCGCTTATGCACACTACTACGCCGCTTTCTCCGTAATATGTTATAAATTCACTAAGCCTGCGCTCTGTCATTTTAACTTTTATTTCATAAGGATACTTAAGCCTCTCCCTTACTGTCTCTTTACTTATCTTATCTTTCAACATTTTTCATGTTCTCCTTTTATAGTGCCTGCTGCCCTGCTGCCGCTGTGTACGTTTCCAGCGTAGCCCCGCAGCGTTTTAACTCTCTATAAATTGTGTCCCTATGTGTTCCCAGCACCTCTGCAATATCGCTTACACTGCTGCCCTGCTTACTCATAGTCTCTATGGTCTGCCTGTCCTCGTAATGCAGACGCTTGTACTTTCGTTTCGCCATGTTTTATGCTCCTTTCCGTCCTCATTTGCTTTTTATGGTAAAAAAATAAGCGTCCAGAGTTTTTACGCTCTGCACGCTCTTCTTTTCTGCTGTTTCCTATAAAAAAAGAAAATCGGCAGAGGCTTTATAACCTCTTGTCGATTTTCATTCTAAAACTTATCATTAAAAATGTCAACATTAAATTCGA